CGCGGTGCCGGCGGCGGCAACGTTCAAGCAGCCAGCACAGAGGCAACGGGCGCCGCGGAAGTCTTTTTCTCATATGGAACCCATATATAGTGGTCAACCGGCCGAAAACGGGTGCCCCCAGTCGGACTCGAACCGACACTGTGCGGATTTTAAGTCCGTATCAAGCCACCCGCGGGTGTTCGCGGGTGTACATCGTCGGCGCCCGGCCAGGTCTCCGGTTTTGCTGCTGACCTGCCCACTCGACCCGCCGATACCCGCCCCCTTTCGCAAGTGTTCGCGGGTGTCGGGAAGGGCGATTAGCCCATGAGTTGTGACACCCCCGTGACACCGAGCAGCCGGGGCTGCCTCCGAAGCGAGCTTCGCGACACGCCCAGCCCGACACGCCCGAGCGCGTCATAGTGCGTAGTCCCGCCGAGTCATTGGGTGCAACGCGTTTGCCGGGGCTAAGGGCGGCCACCTGTTCCGTGCCCGACATGGGTAAGCGCATCAATGCAGGTAATCGTTCCGGCCGGAAGGCTGGGACGAGGGCGCGTCAATGGTTTTTCATCAGCAACGTGCTCATCTGGAGTGATTCGGCGTTTGCCCCGTGTCCGCAGATCTGCGGACACATCCGCTGATTTTAGGCTCTACCAGGAGATTCGACTCAAGAAATTCCTTGCAAGAGAGGACAGGTGGTCCTAGTCTCGGCACTCATCACGCTCTGACCGCAAACAAACAGCGGCCCCCGTTGACCCCGGTGCGCTAACACCGGGCGGAGGCCGCCAGAACCAAACCAACCGCATTGCAACGAAAGGAAGGCTCAATGAGCACGATACCGCAGCACCCCGAAGCTAACTCCACGATGAGCGCTCCGAACGTCCCACTGCCCGCCAGAGCCCTCGATGCCGATACCTGGCAGCCCGGCGATTCGCAGCCTTACCGGGTCGTCTTCGGCGCTTACCGCGATATCACCGACGACCATGACGCTGTCGTCTCCACCAGTGCAGTCCAGTGGGCGGACGGCTCCATAGACGATGGCCGCATCGAGGCCCCCAGCCTTGTCATCTTGGGCACCGGGGCCGAAACCACCTTCAGCAGCGACCAGGCGCGCAAGCTGGCCGCTGTACTGATCGAGGCTGCCGCCGAGCTGGATGGGTGGGCTGCCCGATGACCGCGCGGCGCGAAAGGGCCTTGTGCTGCGAGTGCGGGAACCTACGAACGGTCGCCGCTAATTTCAATCCCCTGCTCGACGCCAACCGAACCTGTGACGACGGGGACGATCAACGAGGCTGGCGGATGACGTGCACGCTCAAGTGCCCGGTATGTAAGACCAAGACGCGCCACGCCCTACTACGGGACGCCGACAAGAAGCAGCACCGCGACTTCGCGGAGCTGCGAGAGTCCGAGCGCCGCGCAGTAATATTGCAACCGGGTGCAGAGAATACGAACACACCTAGTTACCGAATCATCGAGCACAGGGGTGCCACTGGACGCCACCCGCGTTCGTCGCGATCTCTCACCGCGATTGACGCAACCTCCGGTGTGTCAATGATCTCAGCCTCCGAATATCCCGAGTATTGGAAGATCGACGTGGAACACCACACGATCAAAATGGCCGGCATGGATTTCCTCAGCCGGGTGCTTGATGGCTTCTGCGTCAGGTCAGAAGATGCGGCGTATGACTGGCTTCGGTTGTTCGGTGCGCTCGCTGGGAAGGCTTCGCAACAATCGCAGGGGAACACGCAATGAAGCACGCGTGCCTGCGGTGTGGACTTGAGGCCCACTGCTCGCACGGGAGCTGGCCGGATCGGCATCCAGTCGCCGCGGTGCTGTTCGCCCTCCCGCGGCGCGGCATAGGAGGTCTAGCATCACGAGCATGAAAAATCCATTGGCGCTCGGCTTGATCCTTTTCGGGGCATTCGCAATGGTCATCGCGACATTCCTCCCCCTCAATGAATCCGGGTCGTACCGGCGTATCGAGGACAACACCCTTATTCAGCACGGCGGCTGGATGCTCATCGTCGCTGCTATCTGGATCGTCATTGCCGGCTATTACCTCGATCGAGGTACTCAAAGTCCCGCGTTAATTATCGTGCCGTGCGTGCTCGCGGCGGCATGGGTGATCTTCACTGGCATTACGGCCGGGACGCAGACCCTTTACCCGGTCGGCGCGAATGGCACTCCTGACACGAGTCAGCCCGGAACGGCTTCGACTGCGGGCATTGGAATCTATCTGGCCGGGGTGGGCGTGGGAATGGCGTTCACTGGCGCACTGATGTTGCGGTCGGCGACATCGAAGCGCCAGGTTGTCGACGACTGATGCCCAAGCTCAAGATCGTCCCGGACGACGAAACCTCTGCGGGCCTCGCGCCCGACGTGCAGACCACCGTCGTCCCGCCGATCACCGCGGCGGCGTCCACGCTGCTGGCGTACAGCGACGCGGCCGACGACGACGAGCCGACCGACGAGCCGGCAACCCCGTGGCATCTGGTGACGGGTATCGCCGCCGCGGTGCTGGTGTGCTGCGCCTTGACAGCCATCGTCGTGTGGGTCGTGGGTAACGCGACGACGCGGCGGGCGCCGCCGCCCGCGGCCGAGCCGCTCCCACCGACGACGACGTGGGCGCCATCGGCGCAGGCTGCTCCTGTGCCGTTTACCCCGCTACCGCCCGCGCCACCGGTCACGGTCACCGTCGAAGCGCCCGCCCCCACCGCCGCGCCAGCACGGCCGCCCGCGCAGCTGCCTCCTACCGACAGCGATTGGACACCTATTCAGCTCGCTACATCGACATGTGACGTTCTTTGGAACGGCGGCACCGAAAATGATGCGATCGAGTTCGTGCGGTCCAAGACCGGTTGGGACTTCGCGCCGGCCAGCCGATGGACCGCGAAGGCCACCGCAGCAACATGCCCCAACGCCGGAAAGTGAAAGCTACGCGACGGGAGCGTGGCAGCAGCTACCCGGCGAAGACGGCGAGCACCTTGACACAACTTGCAAATCCAGCCGCTAGGGCGCTTGCGTCGGGATTTTCTCGCGAGTGCCGTTGAGCGCCTCGCAGAAGTTCTTGATGGAAGTCCAGTGAATTCTTGCGCCGGGGATGGTCATTGACCCGAGCTTGAGCACGTCGTACCGCGTCCGGTGCGACAGCTCTTGCAAGCTCATGTAGGCCTGCGCAATCGTCGGAAACCTTTCCGCCACCATCTGATTCGTGCCCCGCGCTCCGGGCTCCATGCTTGTATGCGCTCGGGGATGGCGCTCATTCTTCGGTGTGTTTGGCTCGTCCGCCAATGACGAGTGAACGTAGTGCATTGCAGAGTAGAACAGAGCCACGAGGCCCCAGTCTGGGTGCTTCTCGATCAGGAAATCAGAGACCTGCTTGTCGTATTGAGCCCTTGCTAGGTGAAAACTCCGTGAAGGCATCAGACTTCGGCATACTCATCGTCCCGAACACCTTCGACAGGGATCACGTCGAATTCCAAGGCGAAGTCTGCTTGGTGGTCAATTTGGAGCTCGACGAGACGCTTGATGATATCCTCGCGGATCTGCCACGTGTAGTTCTCGATACAGACGCCTAGGCGTGCGATGCGTGCGACGGGCTCCCAACGCGCGCTTAGGTGAGTCTTGCCGAGTTCAGGCTCAAGGTCGCGCAAACGGCCCATGACCTCGTATTTCAGCGCTTCTGCACTGGGCACGAAAGTCCCCTCCTCATCCATGGCTGAAAGCATACGTCCATTAGATCAGCAGGCACCGACAAAACACCTCCGCGCCTACCGGCAGCGCCGCAGAGTTTCCATCCCGGACTAGCGGCAGTCTCAACGTCCTCGACACAATCTGATGCCAGCGGACCATCTGGCGCGGCGTCTGAGCCAAGACCAGATCCCCCCAGCACGACGGCTTTAGCGAGATTGCCTACCGTGGACGTTCTCGGTCTGGTCGACCAGCAGCCTTCGCCATACCGACGCCGCGCAGCCCATTCACACACCGCGCCTGGGGATCTCGCCACTTGTGTCCTACCTAGCCGTGCGTGGCCGCATCTCCCTAGCAGCGCTGAACTGCTGACCGCTGCGCGTCCCCCGACCTGGTGAGACAGGGACGGTGACCGTCGCCGAAAGCCTGACCTCGGCGGCGGACACGGGCTGCGGATGTGCATGGTGGCCATCCGGACCTGTCCCGATAAGGACGGCCCGACCGCCCGACCCGCCCCTCCTAGCGCGAGTTTTAAAACGCGGCGCCCCAGCGCGACCCTTAAACTCAGGCGCTTCTGGCTGTATAGGTTCCCGGCCGATCGTGTTGGGCGCCAGTTGTTGGGAAACTGGCGTGGTTCGTCGCTTTGTTGTGGATTTCAGCCGGTATTCGCGCAGGTTCAGGGGCATTGCTTGATCGGGAGCGGCAGGTTTATTTTTTTTCCGGCGTCACCAGATGGATTGCAAGACGTCGTATTCGTCGGGTTTCGGCTGGCTGGCCCGGTCGAAGCCGATGATTGCCGCGACCGCGGCGTCGACTTTCCGCTGCGATTTCAGCGAGTCTTTCATGATTCGTTGGCCGCGCTGGTCGGCCTTGACGACGGCGTTGCCCACATGGCGAGATAGCCGCGGATCGCCCGAATGCGTCAGGCCCTTTTGACTCACAATCGCTTCGTAGAAGCGTTGGGTTGCCGGCATCATCCTCTCGGGCCGCATCGGAAATTCGACGACGGGCAGCTTTTCCTCTGTCAGCGCCTGCAGCGACTTTTGCCAGCGCGCCGGGTCGGCGGCAATCTCCTGCACACGCCACCGCCGGCAAGCCTCGCGGATGGTCTGCTCGACTGCGGCAACCGGAACTGCCCACTCGGCGGCCTCGCGTTCGTCGTCGGGCTGCTCCCAGATGGCCACCAGGTCGCAGTGCGGCCGATCACCCCGGGTCCAGACCACAAGCGCTGTGCTGTCCTGCGATACAGAGCCGTCGAAGCCGAGAACGACGTCGGCGCCGTCCCTCACGGTCCAGACCTCGCGGTCGCGGTCCCACACCAGATCATCCCGTGCCTCGGTGGCCTGGCAGGCTCCCCACGCCCCGGCCGGTAACCAGGAATCCTCACGTGAAGTCCAGAGTCCCAAGAAATATCGAAGAAAATTGGCTTGGTGGTCTTTGGTGTATCGGCGAGCGTGGTCGGCGACGTTAACGAACGCGCCGCTGGCTGGGTTAGCTTGCCGGATAGCGGCCTTGCGGCCTTTGTCGGTTTCCAGATTGAAGCGCTCGGGGTCGGTGCTGGGGTCGCAGCCCCACCAGATCATGGCGAACTCGGGGTCGTTGATCTCCCCGCTGAACCACTTCTTGCCGTATTGGTGTAGCTCGCCGGCCGGGGTGTCTAAATCCCAGCCTGGTGTCGAGGTGGCCAAGAGCAGGCTGTCTTCCCGCTTGGCGCAACCGTTCTGGATGACGTCCCAGAGGGCGCGGTGTTCCCGCGTGGTGAGAAGGTGGATTTCGTCCATCAACGCGGTGCTGATCCGGGCGCCGTCGTTGCTTCCGCCCACCGACGCGACGCGGTAGGCGTAGCCGGGGCCGTTCCGCTGGCGAATAACTTCATCGAAGAACTCGAAGCGGGCTGAAAGTTCCTCGGAGTTACGGATACAAGCCTTCATGTCCCCAAACACGAGCTCGGCCTGCTTATCGGTGGAGGCGGCGACAGGCAGCACCGGGGAGCGTTGCGAGCACAGCTGGAATAGCCCAACCCAGGCCGACAGGGCCGATTTACCAAAACCCTTCGGACCCTGAATGTAGATCCGGCGATACCTGCGCCGGCCGTATTCGTTCTGGGCGAAGATGTAGGTGAGCAGGATTTTCTCGAACGTTTCGAGGACCACCGGCTCGCCCTCGTGGTCGCCTGGCCCGTACGTGCAGTAGCGCTGAATAAATTTGATTGCGCGCGCAGCGTTGTCAGGGCTGCCCGTTGGTGGGGGCTCAGGTATCGGGGGAGCTATCAGCGGGCGCGGCACTCCCTCCGGCCACGGGTGCTGGAAGGAGGACGAGGTCGCCCCGGAAGTCTGTGGTGTCATCGTCATCCTCGGTGAGTTCGTTCAGGGTCTTGGCTTGCTCGCTGAGCACCAGGCCGAGCCGCAACCGGCTTAGGGGGCCGATGCCTAGCTGGGCTTCGTCCAAACGGATTTGGGCGTCCAGCGCCGAGCACAGTGAGTAAATCGGGTTGGTCTTCGGCTGCCCGGTCGATCCGGTGACGATGGGGTTACGGTCTGCCTCTGCGCTCAGCCGTGAATGCCTGTCGAAGTTTTTAATCCATCGGATGACCACGGCGCGGTCCGACGTGCGTACAGCGCGGGATACATCATCAGACCAGTAGTCCTCCCAGGCTGCCACTGCCTGCTTGGATAGGCCGCGCGGCATCGTCGGCCGCTCAACGCGGTTCGCCAGGCCGAGCCGCTTGGTCACGCGGTTTATGCGGCGTTCAGGCGTTTTCGGCGGCGGTCCTGGGGACATCTCATCTCCTTACGTGAAACAAACTGGCGTACGACGCCCACGGTTGCACGAGGCGTGCTCAGGGCCGACATGCCGCCTGGGGGCCGAGTCGTTGTCGTTCGAGTCACTGTGACCCAAATCCCAAGCATCCCCGGGCCGGATGGGTTTACTGCACCGCCAGCACACCACCATGCCGGTGGCGACTTGTGGCTCGAGCCGGGCTCGCATGTCGGTGTGGTTTTTGTCGTAACCGCGGGCGTATGTCGTGCCTCGGGTGCGGTCATTAGCGCGCCGGCAATCGTCGCACCGCCCGCGAGAATCCGTGGTCAGTTGCGGACAGCGATTGCCCGGTGTGCCCAAGCATGGTCGTGGTCTCGTGTTCGCGCGGGCCTTCACTGGCCCTCGATGTGTTGGTCGACCGTCGCGTGATTGGTCGCTTGGACGCCGTCGAGAATTCCACCCGCGCTGAATGCAGCTTGTGCCTGTTCCTGCGCGGCGACGACGGTTAACGGGTTAGTTGGCTCGGTCATGAGATTCCTTTTCCTTTGGGGGTTTCGGTGTTAGATGTGCTGGTCGTCAGCCCAGCTGGGGTGAGCTGCGTGGAAGGCCAACCAGTCGCGCTTGGCCTCCACGAGGAGATTCCGGCACACATATAGCCGCACATCTTCGGCGTCGCCGTTCATCTCGACTTGGCCCTCGGCCGCGCGATCGGCGAGTGCGTCGCGAGCCTCTTCGAAAGTGCCGCCGGTCTGTTCGGCGAGGGTCCGGGTCGCGAGGTTCGCAAGTAAGTCGCGCTCCTCGGTGGTCAGCGGTCGATCGAACGCTGTTGTCATGGTGCGCTCCTTTGTGTTACGGGGGAAGCATTTTCGTCGGGCCAACGTTTTCCGTTAATCTCGGTCAACCGTTCCTGCGGCGATTTTGGCCTGGGCGGTTCCGCCGGCCACCGGCGGCCCATCGTTTCGATGAGTGCAACGTGACCAGACTTGGACCTCTGGATAGAAGGCCCACTGCCCGTCCGCACAAACAACTTTCGCAGCTCATCGCGATTATGCAGATCAATGATCTCGGCGATTGGAGCGTCGGTGAAGCGTGCCAGCGACCTAAGTGCGGCGGTGCTGTCGCGAGTGGAGGCGCTGCTTTGCAAATAAGCTGGCGTGTTCACGGGTGCCACATCGATAAGACGCGCTTGCAAGACCGTCCTCAATGGCTGTCCATCGGTGAAACCCCAGGAATCGTCATAGCACCGCATGGCAAAACTCGATTTCGAAACATCCCCGCGGCCAACCATTTCGAGGACATCCGACCGGCATTGGGGTAAATCGACCAGGTACTCGAGGCCGGTTTTATCGACGGAAAGTTGTAACGTCCCTCCTTCGACTGTGCCAAGCAAAAAATCGTCCGAATGGTTGTACCTGGCTATGACCCCCGGCCACCCGTCGCCCTGAGTTTTGTTGAAGCACCTTCTGTCGATCTGCTCGATGAAGCCGCCCAGGGGCTCGGACTTGACGTCGAACACTACTGCGTAGCCGCCGATCTGACGGCTGGGTCCGGATTGAGATGACCGCAGCTGGACGGGTTGACTGACCTGACGCTGTTCGATGTCCGGGAGCCACCCGGCTCGGTTGTGGGAGATTTCTCGCATGTTTCGGTATTTCCTTTCGTTGATTCGCATTTCAGGTGGGCTGCCGCACTGTGCCCGCAACGACACCGTGCGGTCGCTGGCGTGGCGGAAGGTTGTCGACCCACTCGGCGCAGCGGGTTAGCGCGGGGCATCGGGAGCACAAGCCGAGCGCCTGGTCGTGGCGGGCGGTCACCGTGTCGAAGTCCTCGCCGGGAGCTGGCGGGTCAAACAGGGTATGGCGGCCTCGGCAGCGTGCGCCTGGCAGGCATACCGCGGTGCCAATGGCGTCGAGGAGGGCGGCGAGCTGGCTCATCGGTCGACCCGCTGGCCGTGCAGCCGAATGCCCGCGATGTCGCCACGGTCTTTTGCGCCGTTGCGGGTGCGGCGTTCGATGCGGTCGTCGTCAAGGGCAGCGGCGAGGGCCGCAGCAATGGCGGTTTCGAATCTGGTTCCAGCTTGTTTGGCACTTCGGCGGGATCTGGTCAAGGTCTTGCTCCTCGAACCAACGCACTCCAGCCGGGTAACCCCACGGGGGCGTATCTGGCATCAAGCTCGGCGCGCCATCGCTCCATATCGGAACTGGTGATTTTGGCGCGCTGCTGCGCCCAATAATCGGCCGTCCGTTTGGCCCTGATGCGGTCGGCGGATTCCGGCCTGCATTTGTGGCGTACGCAATGCCCGCATAAACCGGTGACGGTCCTGCCGATCGGGCGGGGGCACATCGAACAGGTGGCGATGGTCATGCTGTCTGCTCCTTGTTTCGGGCGTTGTTCAGGATTTGCTGGACGCGATCGGTATAGCCGGGAGTGTGGACGGTTGGGGCACCGGGCGGCGAGGGTTGCTTCTC